GACATCTTCAATCAGTCACACGTCAACTTCAACGACCGGCAAGAGCTGGTTCAGATGGTTGGCGGCGCGATTGGTCGGAGAATGGATCAGGTCTGCATCGACGCATTGGACGCGGCAACGCCGGCAACGGTAGCCAACTCCATTGGCGGGGCGAACACCGACCTCAACGTGGACAAAATCCGCGAGGCCGCGAAGAAGCTCAATGCTAATAACGTACCTGCGGACAATCGGACACTGTTGATCCACGCCAATTCACTGGCTGCATTGTTAGGGGAAACCCAAGCCACTAGCGTCGATTATACGACTGCTAGAGCGTTAATGGACGGAAGCCTGGATACTTATTTAGGCTTTAAAATCATAGTGTTAGGCAACATGGACGAAGGTGGCCTGACCATTGATGGCTCGAACGACCGTCTCGCTTATGCATTCCACAAGAGTGCTTTGGGCATGGGCATCTCGATGCAGAATCAGACGCGGGTTGATTACATTCCTGAGAAAACTTCGTATCTGGTGGCCTCCATGTTCTCCGCTGGTGCAATCGCCGTCGAAGACACGACGGCCGGCGGCATCGTGCAAATAACCTGTAGGGAGACATAATCATGGCTTTTGCAAGATCAGGTTGGAACCCTATCGGCGGTCAATCCAAGAAAGGTAACGCACCGGCGGTTTGGGCGTATAGCTCGGCCGATGCGATTGCCACCGTCAACACGGCCGCGTACTTCAACAGCGTGTCAGACGAGGTTTCGGTTCGCGATATCATTTTCGTGGTCGATACCGCAACGCCGACGCTTAGCATCGTAAGCGTTTTGAGTAACGCGTCTGGTGTGGTCGATGTCAGCGATGGCACGGCGATTGCCGAAACTGACGGCGACTAGTGACTAACGGCAAGGCGGGGGCTCCGGCCCTCGCTGCGCCTATATTTCTGAGGGGCGCGCATGGCGACCGGCGACACCAAACTGTCGATTTGTTCTGATAGTTTAATAATGCTGGGGGCCGCGCCCCTTTCGTCGTTTTCGGAAGGCACTGACGCGGCGCAGATCTGCGACAGGCTTTATGACGACATCCGTGACACTCTTCTGCTGTCTTATCCCTGGGCCTTTTCCCATAAGAAAGTGCAACTCGCGCAGAGCGTCGATACGCCGACCAACGAATGGGCATATGAGTATCCACTGCCGTCTGACATTCTCGGCCCCGGCCCACGCGCTCTGTTTACATCTAGCGGCACGCGCACCAGCCCGACAGCGCATGGCTGGGAGGTCTACGAGGCCAGCGTGTTGACGAATTATTCCACCGTTTATATCGACTACCAATTCCGGCCGTCAGAAGATGTGATGCCGACTTTTTTCGTGCAACTGCTGAAATATTACATGGCATGGCATATCGCGGAACCCGTCACCGATCAGATTACAAAAGGGCAATACTATCAATTCCTGGCAGTCGGCAATCCGGGTGAGAATTTTCGCGGCGGCATGTTTCGGCAAGCTATGCAGATCGACGGCGCGGCGCGCCCGACGCAAGCCTTTATCGACTATCCGTTGCTGACTGCGCGCGCGGTTTAAGCCGTGAGCCGCGTAATCCGCATTCAGACGAATTTTTCTGCTGGTGAGATGGACCCGCTACTTCGCGCTCGAATTGACCTGGCGCAGTATTTCAATGCGCTGGAAACGGCGACCAATGTTCATATCTTGCCACAGGGGGGCGCCAAGCGCCGGGGCGGCATGAAATATCTGGCAGAGTTGCCAGGAGCCGCATCGCCGGCCAGCGGGGTGCGCCTGATCCCGTTCGAGTTTTCGACAGACGACAGTTATATGTTCGCGCTTACCAACGGCCGCATATACATTTTCCGCAACGCCGTGTTGGTCACAAATATCAACGGCAGCGGTAACGACTATCTGGCGGTCGCTTCGATCACCAGCGCGATGCTTCAGAAAATCCGATATGCGCAATCGGCTGACACGATCATCTTTGTGCATGAAGATCTGCCGCCATTAAAAATCGTTCGTGGCGGTTCGCATAGCACCTGGACTGCGACGGCGATTACGTTCGCCAACGCCCCGCAAAACGCCTTCACGGTTTCCTCTACGCAGCCCGCCGCTACGCTTACACCAAGCGCGACTACCGGCAACATAACTCTGACTGCATCAGCGGCCGTTTTTTCTAGCGGAAATGTCAATCAATTCATCAACGCGCTGAACACTTTCGGGCGTGTGCGGATTGTAGAGTTTGTCAGTACCACGGTTGTCAAGGCGTTTGCCGAAGTTTCATTTTTTGATACCAGCGTAATCGCATCCGGCGATTGGGATCTGGAATCCGGCTACGAGGCATCCTGGTCTGTAACGCGCGGCTACCCGATAAGCACAACATTTCACGAAGGGCGTTTGTTTTTCGGCGGCAGCAAATCGCAGCCAACGACATTCTGGGGCTCGGTCGTAAATCAATATTTCGATTTTGATCTTGGCGAGGCACTCGATGATCGGGCTATCGGCGGCACCATTACCACCGCATCGCTGAACAGCATAGTCGATATCTTCAGTGGCCGTGATCTTCAGCTCTTCACGACCGGCGGTGAGTTTTACATTCCGCAAACCGTTGGCGAACCGATCACGCCGAGCAATCTGACTGTCAAGGTCGCAACGAGGAATGGCATCAAGCCGGGTTGCCCGGTCGCTGGCCTCGATTCCGGCACATTGTTCGTGCAGCGCCAGGGCAAGCAGCTCAATGAAATGCTTTTCACGGATCTGGAAGCGGCGTACACCACCGCCAACATCTCGCTGTTATCCGGGCATCTCCTGCGCACGCCAATCGACATGGCGATCAGGCGCGCAACATCGACCGAGGAGGCTGACCGGCTCTTCATCGTCAACGACGGCGACGGCTCATTGGCGGTGTTTTCACTGCTACGCGCGCAGCAGGTCGTGGCACCTTCTGTTTTTGAGACAGACGGGGATTTCAAGGCAATCGGCGTTGATGTTGATACTGTCTATGTCATCGTCAAGCGCTCGATAGATGGTAGCGATGTCTACTATGTGGAGATCTTCGATTCAACGCTGCATACCGATTCCGCAGTTTATTCCGCCAGCGTCAGCAGCACCGGCGCGGCGGCACATCTTGAAGACGAGACGCTCGATGTCATCGTGGACGGCGCGGTGCAGAACGACAAAACGGTATCTGGCGGCAGCGTGACCTTCGACCGGGCATCGACCGCGAATTACGAGATCGGTATGCCGTTCACCATGACGTTGAAGACCATGCCCGTTGAGCCGCGTCTGCAATCCGGCAATATCAAGGGGTTCAAGAAGCGCGTTTTGGAGGTCAACGCCGAGGTGTACGAGAGCCAGGCGATGACGATCAATACGCAGGAGGTCAGTTTCAGATCTTTCGGTGAAGATGTCCTCGATATCGCCGTGGCGCCTTTCACCGGCGTTAAAAAAGTCGGCCCACTGCTGGGTTTCGAGGCCGAAGGCGCAATCACAGTCAGCCAGTCGGTGCCGCTCGACCTGCACCTTCTGGCGCTCGATTACAAACTTTCCGTGGGGCAATAGCGATGACAACATTTATAGCATCAGCAGCAACTTGGATTTCAGCTAATGCCGCAACCATTAGCACTATCGCGACCGTGGCGAGTACGGCGGTCTCCTTAATATCAGCCGGCACATCAGCAGCCGCACAGGTTCAGCAGGGTGAGGCCCGCGCCGTTGAGTACGAGGCCAAGGCTGAAGTGCCAATAATGCAGTCGCGTTCAGAGCAAATCGCGGCCAAGCAGGAGGCTACCGTTCACCGAGAGGCCGGCACGAAAGCGCTCAAGAAAATGCGCTCCGACATCGCGGCCGTCAAGGCACGCGCGGCGTATGGCTCACTCAATCCCTTTACTGGTAGCACCGGCACGCTTGTCAATTTTAATTATGCCGAAGGCACCGACGACTACATGACCCAGGTTCGTAACGCCGTCATCGCGTCGGAAAATGCTGGCGTTTCAGAAGGCGCGGCGCGCTATCAGCGGGATCTTTATCGCCAGGCGGCAGTCAACGCCCGCACCGGTGGCTATATGGGTGCTGCCGCGACTGGACTTGAGAAAGGCTTCCAAGCATTCCAGGCAGGGGCGTTTAGGCCAGCGGCGGCGCCAGTCAGTTCCGCCGGCGGCTACTCTCACCTCTCAACTATCACATAAACGATGGCAAGATATCCCCGATATGAGCGAACCGCCAGCCTGACCGCCCGTGCGCATGTGCCAGGTATGCCAGACTTCGCGGACGCGCGGGAGCAGCAGCGCAACGCGCAAATCTTGGGCGCCTCCGCTGACCGCATGTTCCAGTTTGCAATGAAAGGCGTCGAGAAACAGGCCCGGCATCAGGGCGCCCGCGATGCGGCTAGCGCGCCGGAAGCGACATTGCAAAAATACCAGGCCAACGCACCGCAGACGGCATACGAGGAAAGTGCATATGCCACTGCGGTGAATATCAGTGCCACGCGAATCGAAACCGAGGCGCGCACTGAAATGAATAGCGCCTGGCTCGAGTGGCAGAAGAATTGGCAACAAGAAGCGTATACGCCTGAAACTCTCGTCACCAAAATGACTGCCATTCAGACCGGCTATTCCGAGGCGCTTGCGAATCTCGATCCGGTCGCCGCTCAAAATCTGTCTGCCAAACTCGAAATGCACGGACAATCGCTGCATATTGATGTCGCCGGCACATACTTAAAACAGCAAGCCAAGGAGCAAGCGGCCCAGGCGGTCAGACACCAGGTAGCGTATCAAG